AACCTTTACTTCGAGCAAAAGAAGAGAGCAAACAGTCCAGGTGTAAGAGTCGGACCAGCAAACCGAGGAGTTTTCTTGGAAGCTTTACAACACCGACTGATGAATGGAACGCTACGAATCAATAGTCGTAGATTTGTTAGGGAATTATCTACCTTTATTTGGAGTCGTCAGAAACGGAGAGCGGAGGCTGAAAAGGGGAAACATGATGATTGCATCATGGCGATGGCAATTGGACTATTTGTCCGAGATGAGAGAATGCGAGGAATTCCTGTGGGATCGCCAGTTCCGGAAGAAATGGTGAAGATTTTCAAGAGCGACATATATGAAGAAATTAAACAAGAAATTCTTGAAGGCAGGCCAGAAGACTGGCTATCTGAAAACAGCTATGATCCAATATCAATTGAATCAAAAGAATTGCTTCTACCTACCTTTAATATACCACAAAGGAAAAATGACAAATTGCTCCGTGAATTCGGGTGGTGAGGTTTATGAAAACTGAAAGATCTAAACAACTAATTGAACAAGCACTCAGGGCTATGCCGCAGGATTTTTCTTTGCGAGATGCTCGTTATCACATAGGTCGAGCGTTGGCTGAAATTCACAAAGTAGAAAAGAAGAAAGCCAAACGGCAATCAGAGATAACGCCAAGACAACAGTGGGAATTCGATCTACATAGCGGAAAACTCGTACCGCCAGGAATGAATAACGACCAGAAAATAGACTATGTCAAAAAAATTGATGAACTAATTTCTGCCGAACAATCAAAAATAGATTCCATCGATAAGCCTCAGTCCAAAGACTTATTGACAGACTGAAGATCCTGCTGATTGAGGTAGTAATAATATCGCTCATACGAATCCTGGGCCTGTTCAACCAACTCTGGAGGCATCTCGTCTTCATTTGGTTCCAAAAAACTACCTGGGCTAATCGGGTCTTTTAGATTCAAGTAATTCTCAATTAGAGCTTGTCCACGACCATCTGCCAGATCTTGCCATGTCAAAAATACTGCCCCTGGTGTTCGTCTGGCCATCTCGCAGATCCTTCGCAATCGAAAACAATAATATCTACAAGCTGTGTGGGATGTATAGGTATTAGTTTGAATGATATTTAGGCTGGGCTTGGCTGGACGAATTAAATAAATAAATTTACAGATCTCATAGAGAGACTTAGAAGCAAAAGATGCATTATGAAGCAAATGATTCCCATAAATAGCAGTAGCATTGTCAAGTTTGTGCCCCTGCTCAAAGAGCCAGTCAAGATCGTTAGGATGGGTATATACCCTATCTGTTGAATGAATTATGACGCGAGGGTTCTCGTTTAAGATACGTACCAGTTCTTCGGACCCAGAACCTAAATGACTTACCACAAAAGCTACCTTCTTCATAACTAGATTAGAGTGTTATGGAAATTGAAAGGCTAGATATATACGGCAACTAAGAACATGTGAGGAGAATTATGCCCTGGTGGGATTTTTACAAATTGTGGACCTACACATTTGAAAAAGGTCCGCTTGAGAGAAGAAGAGAACGACAACGTGACATGGCCGGGGCCGGTATTGGCGTCCCCGATGCAATTCCTGATCTTCGTGGCGAAGCCTGGGGTGGAGGATCTCAAGGACAGGTTCGCCTGCACGCAAGCAACGAATTTGTAGATCTTCAGAGTGTAACCAATCGAATATCCAGATATCGAGAATATGAACGACTCAGAAATGTAGCAGAAATCGAAATGGCCATGACGGTTATGTCTGATGAAGCGTGCGTCGTTGGGAATACTAAAATATCCACGGTCTTTAATGGATTTCGTACTATTCGATGGCTAACGGAGCGTTGGAAACAAGACAAAAAGCCTTTTCTCGTTTATTGCTATGATTTCGATAAAGGAGATTATACTTTTGGTTGGGCTTACGATCCTCGCCTTGTTAAAAAGGCAGATACCATAAAAATATGTCTTGATGATGGAACTTGCGAAATAGTTACGCCGGATCACCGTATTCTCTTAGCAAATGGATCGTGGATTCACGCAGGAGAATTGAAAAGAGATGATGAACTCTTGCCATTTTATAGGATGCCTCCTAATCGTTTGCTAAATGATCTCACTGTCGGTCAGTTTCCAAGGATCTATAGTTTTAAAGATGGTTGGAAACACGAACGTCAAATGATAGATGAATGGCGTATTGGCTACACCGAACGTCGTTATCAACGAGTAAATGAAGCAGCCAGACTAATTGCCAACGGCCTACCAACTCGCCAAGTCGCCAAAATAATGGGACATCAATGGAAAAGTATTGGTGGTTGGTTGAAAAAAGAAGGTTTTTCAGTCGAAGAACTCAAATGGTTGGGCAGAAGAAGAAAGGTTCGCAGAGTGCTTACGGTGATGTCACACCGCGAACTTAATGTATATGACTTGTCGGTCAAAGACCACGAAAACTTCTGTACAGATTCAGTTGTTATGCATAACTGTCAACGAGGGGATAACAACCATGTTTTCAAAATTCATTGCGACAACGGCGAAGTAGTAGAAGAACTTGAATTTTTACTATTTAATCGCAAGATGCTAAACCTAGACAGACGCATCTGGAACATGACCAAGCGTCTTATCATCAATGGCGATGGCTTCTATGAATTGCTTACTAATCCAGAGAAACCATCAGATGGTATTTTAAAGATGCAAGATCTTCCTCCTGATAGTGTATATCGGATAGAAACAACAAAATGTCGTCTTATTGAATTTCAGCAGTCAAAGGAAGGGCCAGATTTTCACGCTTTGACTCGATCAGAGGTTACAAAAGCTACTGAGGCGGATTTACAACAGTCAACGGCTATCCGATTTTCACCTCATCAAATCATACACTTTCGAATTGGTGACGATAGGAGAACATTCTACCCTTATGGACAATCACTGATCGAACCTGCTCGTGGGCCTGCCCATCAACTTCGTTTGATGGAAGACGCAATGGTGGTTTATCGGCTTACTCGGGCACCCGAGCGTAGGGTTTTTTATATTGATGTTGGTCAATTACCAGCCTTCAAAGCGGAAGCTTTCATGGAACGGTTGAAAGATCAGTTCCGAAAGAAAAAGGTTGCAACTTCTCGCGGAGGAGCAACAGGAGCAAGTGCGGTAGAAGAAAGATGGCACGCACCGGCTGCGGATGAGGACTACTGGCTCCCAATTCGGCCTAACGCCAATACTAGAATTGAAACACTTCCAGGAGCACAGAATCTCGGTGAAATTGACGATGCATTGTACTTCAGAAATAAGTTATTTTCTGCACTGAACTTCCCTCGTAACTATTTCAATAACGAAGATCCAGGTCAAACAAGAATCACACTATCAGCACAAGACATCAAGTTCGCCAGAATGATTGAGCGTATCCAAAGCAATATCGTTGATGGAATTATTGAACTCAGCGAACGACACCTAGAAATGCGTGGATTCCCGGAAGAATCCTATGAAGACTTACAAATCGACATGACCCCGCCTTCGGCCTGGAAGGAATTGAGCGAAGCAGAAGTCATCAATCAGCGAATCAATTGGATTACAAGTTTGAAGGGTTCAATGATTATGTGTGACCAAGATCTTCTTACTCGCTACGGACAGATTCCAGAAGATGAGGCGGTTAAGATTGAGGCTCGAAACAAGATTCAAAAATTGGAGGAACTCAAACTCCAAATCATTGGTCAAAACCCACAACTTCTTGGCGTGGGAGTCCCAGGACAACCTCAAGGCGAGGAAGAAATGGGTGCAGAGGCGGGCGGGCCAAGTCCAATGTTGGGCGAGCAACCTCCTGGTGGGCAACCTCCAGGTGGAGGCGAACAACCTCCAGGTGAACAACCTCCAGGTGAAGAGCCAACAGCAGGTGCTCCAGCACCAGCAGGCGGACAACCTCCAGCTACAGGTGCCGCAGCCCTAGCTGAACCTGATAGAGAAGACATCAAACGGTATGACCTTGATATCGAAGATTACAGTCGTGAGGCGGATGCCGAAGATATTGACTTTAGTACGGAGTTATAGAAGCCACGAGCATCAGTGAAT